GCTTTTTTCAGAGACGCAAGAGCACTTTCAGATTCTGCTTTGTCAAACTTAGTGCTGGAAAGTGTCCTGTCTATACGTTCCTCATAGTCTTTGACTAGTTGAGAAATTCCGTCCTCTGCATCCTTGATACCGTATTGTGGCCATTTGGCAAAAGTTCCTGTTTCTTCCAGATCATCAAAGAGTCTCTTGATGTTGTAGCATAAGATCTCCAGAGTCAGCTTTCTGTTATCCAGAGGCTTGTAACCGCTGAACTTGAGATGTTTCATGCCGTCTCTCTTAGCAAAATACTCTATGATGTTCTCAAACATGTTTCTATAGTTCCTGGAAACGATCTCTTCGACCACTCCGGATCTTTTCTGAAAATCCACCGGATTACCAGATTCAGTCTTGGCTTTGACTCCAGTCTCTGAGATGGACATCTTGAGAATCTTTCCCAATGAGCTATACAGAGATCCGCTGACAAAACCCTTGTAACCTTCTGCAGGGGAGAGCCTTCCGGCTGTCCACTCAGCGTAGGATTCGAATGCCAGGATCAGATCTATCTGGTAGTAATTTCCTTCGATCTGGACAATGAGCTTGATGGAGCTCTTGTTGGATTCTCTGAGAGTGACTTCCAGGGCTATGCTGTTAGGCTTCTTCTCTCTGATGAAATCGATGATGTCGAGGTTGCAACGATGCAAGTTTTCTCTGGACTCTTCCAGGTTCACAATCTTCACCAAGTAGTCGATGTCACCGTAAGTTTTCTCCGGAGTCTCTTCAAGATCCTTCTTGTAGTTGATTCCGCTTCCCACTGGAGTCATGGGAACTAGCTCATAGTCTCTAGAAGAATTGAAGTCTTCCAGGAACTTGACGATGAAGTCTTCAGCTTTTACTATGACGGATGGTTTGATAGTGGAAGACTGAGTCAGTTTACTGGCCCAGCCTCCCTCGAAGATAAAATCTTCGAATTTCTTGATTCTTATGTTCATTTTCAAAAGATAGTTTTAGAGTCCTATTCCTCCGCCTCCTCCTTCTGGAGGTGCACCACCTTCGCTGCCTTCACCGCTGCCGCCTTCACCACCACCTCCGGCTTCTTCAGCAGCTTCTTTCATAACTTTGAGTTTCATGGCTTTGTTAGCGTTCAACTGATCTATGTCCAGATCCAAGAAGTTCTCCACCAACCATTGAGTACTGAAGAAAGGTTTTCCGTTCTCATCCTGAAGACTTTGCATAGTGGAAACTAATTCCATGCTCTTAGCAATGGTCTCCTGCTTTCTGATCTTTTCGAAGTAGTTGTCCTTCACCCATCTCAATCCCATGGAAGATTTGAAAATCTCATCCTCTTCCAGTTCCTTGTATTTCAAACACATCTGGATCCAGAGAGGTTTGATCAGAATCTCCTGGTAGCTGGAACGTAGTCTGTTGATGAACTTGTAGAATCTGATCTCCTCTCTATCCACACCAGTTGCAGCTGATCCTTGCAGCTGACCTCCATTAGTTGTCTTGTCAAACCTGGCAGCTGGAATCTTTGAGTCATCCTTCATCTTCTCTCTGTAGTAAGTGAGAAGCGTGTTGTCCTGCATGTTAGGACCATCACCTGCCATGGTCTGGATGTCCACTTGCTCTCCGTTCTTGGAAGGGAAGAGATAGTTCTTATAGAACTGTCCCACTGAAGGAGAGCCGTTGATGCTGAGTTCTCCTGTACTTCCGTCCAGAATGATGTCTTCCTTGTAGATAGCCATCAGCTCTGCTAGAGTTTCCTTAGCTTTCTGAGGAGATTTAGCACCGATAGGCACAACCATCTTCACTCTCCAAGTGGAGTTCATGAGCATCCACATGACCTGAGCATTCTCAATGATTCTCAGCAAGTTGAAAGATCTGACCAAGTTTTCCACGTAAGAGATTCGAGAAGGTAAGTTGCCCTTTGCGAAAGCGATGTAGATGACCTGAGTATCATAGAGCATTCGAGTCAGTGCTGGCCTATCAGGATACAGATACCAAACTTTCTTCAGGATTCCATTCTCATTTCTAACGTCAGGTTTCATGAAAGCTGCATCCAATTCCTTGAAACCTATCACGTTCTGTCCCCTCTCGTCAAAAATGATCTCAAAGGCTAGAGTTCCATCGATCAGCAACTGACGGAAATAATGCCAACCAGTGATGTCATTAACAAATCCGAAGTGATTGTAGATTTTCTTGTACTCATTGCTGAGAGCTTCCTTGATCTCTTCCTTGATATCCAAATTGAGAACTGAAGGATATGCAAAGTAATTTGTGTCATCAAAGACTATCGCTTCATCCGCAACTGTGGTTACCATGAAGTCGATCTCAGAGTTCAGAGCGAACTTACGAAGAAACTCTCTACGAGAAACGTAATCCTTATCAAATACTGGTGTATACTTTTTCTGTGAGATGTCAGCCATCGCAAATGCGTAAGCAAGATCTCGGGGTGCAAAAGAATCTCCTCCCAGGAGTGCTTCCGTGGGACCCACAGCACGAGACTGTTTGATGACTAGATCATCATACTTCATCCCTAAATTACTTATCTTCTTGATTCCCTCTCCGAGGGAAGCGAGAGGATTTACTCCAAACCGATCAAAGAAACCGCTCATCCGTTTTGAGATTTATTTTGAGATTGAACAGGACTAAGATCTTTCCAGATATAATTTCCGGCATGTTTAAGAACCCCAACTATATTAGATTGAATAGTAGTTCTCGGTATCCCTGTTTCTTGCTGGGCAGCACTCAACGATGAATATTCTTTTATCTTATTTCCTTTCATATCATATTGAATAACAGGCCTTCTGTTTTTTATGTTATTAGAAGATCTTTTCTTGTAAGGTTTGCTTTTCTTCACTATTCCA